CACCATCGACACCAAGTCGCCGGGCCTCGCCGTCACCTACATCCCCAACCAGACCCCGAACCGCATGTGGCGTACCGACGTGATCGGCCGCCACCTCGGCCGCTCTGACCTCGACGGCGTCGAGCACCTCATGGACCAACTCGCCGAAACGATGTCGGACTGGATGCGCGCCCGCCGCGCCGCGCGCGCCCGCGTCATGGTGTCGAAGGACCTGGTGAAGAACCTCGGACCCGGCAACGGCACAGCCGTCGACCTGGACCAGGAGACGTACGTCAAGACGGACTTCACAGGCGGCATCGGGCCCTCTGGTGGTCAAAGCCTCACCGACCGCGTGCAGGTCGTGCAGCCCACGTACCGTCCCGAAGAGTTCAAAGCGACCGCTGACGCGCTTATCGAGCAGATCCTGCAGATGGCGGGCTACTCCATGCAGACCTTCGGCGTGCAGCCCGACGGTGGCGGTGAGCGCACCGCGACCGAGATCGAGTCCAAGGAACGCCGGTCACTGATGACCCGCGACCGCAAGATCCGCGAGTGGACCCCCGGCCTGCGCGAGCACGTGAAGAAGCTGCTCTCCATCGACCGGGACATCTTCGATCAGCCGAACGTGTGGGCGGACATCGACGTCGAGTTCTCCGACGGCGTCCAAGAGTCGCAGATCAAGCTCGGCCAGTTCGTACAGGCCCTGTTCGCCTCCGAATCCGCGTCGCTGCGTGAACGGGTGTCGATCCTTCACCCCGACTGGGATGACGATCAGATCGATGAAGAGGTCGATCTGATCCGGGCCGAGTTCCCTAACACCCCTGAGCCGATCATGCCCCCAGACTTCGGCCAGATTGACCAGGCGGGCGTGAACGATGGCGCAACCGCAGCCTGACGACTTCAACCGGTGGCTCGCTGCCCTGATCGCTGCGTACATCACCGCTGAACAGCAACTGCTCGGCGGTGTCGCGGCGATCCTGTCGATCACGGACCCGACACTGCTGGCGCAACTGGTGGCGTTGACCAGGATGCGACGTCTCGCGCAGCGCGTCAGTAACGAACTCACCGCCGGCACCGACCCGACCATCGACCGGTTGATGATCGCCGCCGCCCGCGCCGGTACCGACGTCGCGGTGTCGCAGCTGAACCGCCAGGTGCCAGGATCCGCGATCGTCCCCAAGTTCGACTTCGCGAAAGCCCACGGCGACCGCGCGCTTGCAGCCATCCGCCGCGACCTCACGTCCGAGCTCGAAGACGTGCGCCGCCGCATCACCCGCCTCCCGGACGACGTGTACAAGGTCATCTCGCCCGCGGCCGCCGGCGGTCAGGTGCTGGGACGCGGCTTCACCCCCGCGCAGGCTCAGGCATACGCATGGCGGCAGTACGTGCGTGCCGGCGTCAACGGGTTCACCGATCGCGCGGGCCGCAACTGGTCCCTCTCTGCCTACGTCGAGATGTCAGTGCGTACGGCGACGACGCGTGCGTTCAACACCTCGCACCTCGAGGTCATGCGCGCTTCGCACATCGACTACTTCACCGTCTCCGACGATGGCCACCCGTGCCCACTGTGCTTCCCATGGCAGGGCCGCATCCTGACCGACGACCCCGACGAACAGAACACCATGCAGGCGGACGCGACGATCGCGGAAGCCACAGCTGCGGGGCTGTTCCACCCGAACTGCAAACACGTGCTGCTGCCTGTCATCCCCGGGGTGACGAACGTGCCGGCACCGCAGACGTGGACGGCTGAGCATCAGCAGGCGTACGACCTGACCCAGAAGCAGCGTCGCCTCGAGCTCGAGATTCGCAAGGCGAAGAAGACCGCCGAGTACGCCACCACCCCGGATGCGCGCAAAGACGCACAGGCCGACATCCGCAAGGCGCAGCAGAACATGCGCGCATTCATCGACCAGACCGGTTACCTGCGCCAGTCGCGCCGCGAGCAGGTCGACCTGGCGAACGATCACCTGAAACTCCCGGCCTGATGTGCCAGTGCCGTCACCGTTGCGCGGCACCTGATTGTGAGCACGACGCGAACTGCGACGCGTGCCACCACGAATCGGCGTAGCTCAACTGGAAGAGCGCCGGTCTCCAAAACCGGAGGTTGCGGGTTCGAGTCCCGCCGCCTTTGCCCCGCCGCTTACGAGGCGCGGGTACGGGCATCACGTGTACGTGGTGTCTGTCCGCCAGAGCGGGCGACCGATGTCTGTGGCGCTTGATCGCGCCTCACCTAGGCATCGGCGCCCGCTTCTGTGCCACGAGTAGTCCCGCCTGGCGCGGGTATCCCCATCGAACGGGCTAGACGCCCGCAAGGAGAACACGCATGTCCACGATCACCACCCCGTCCGCTGTCCGTGGCCCTGACGGGCTCGCTGTCATCGGCCGCACACTGCACGACCTCCGCGGCGTCCGCTTCGACGAGGGCGAAGGCGGCAACGCCGCCGGAACCACGACGGGCGCCGCCGCTGGAACGGGAACGACGGGCGCCACCACTTCGACCACCGCAACCGACACCACGGCAGCCAGCACCACTGCGGCCGCCGGCCAGACGAGCGCCGCCACCGAGAAGGTCGAAGACCTCCCTGCGTGGGCTCAGAAGCTCATCACCGACACCCGCAGCGAGGCCGCGAAGTACCGCACCGAAGGCAAGACCGCGGCCGAGAAGGCGCAGCAGGAGCTCACCGACAAGCTCGCCGTCGCCCTCGGTCTCAAGCCGGATGCCGCCGCCGACCCCGCCGCGCTCACCGCGTCCCTCACGACCGCGCAGAAGCAGGCCGAGGACGCCGCACGGCAACTCGCCGTGTTCAAGGCAGCGACCAACATCGCCGACCCCACGAGGCTGCTCGACCGCACCTCGTTCATGACTTCCATCGCCGGGCTGGACCCGAACGATGGCGCGGCCCTCAAAGCCGCGATCGAAGCCGCAGTCGCGGCTGACTCGACGCTCAAGAAGGCCCAGGCGGCCGGTGCGAGCACGGTCGACACCTCCGGCGGGACCGGAGAAACCGGCCAGATCACCGAAGAGCAACTCGCTCGCATGACGCCCGAGGAAATCGTCGAGGCCCAGAAAAAGGGCCTGCTTCGCAACCTCCTCACCTGACTCCCTGAAGGGGAAACCACATGTCCATCCAGAAGTTCCGTCCCGAGATCTGGAGCGCCAACCTCCTGGTCGCGCTCCGGCCCGCGCTGGTGTTCTCGCAGTTCGCGAACACCGACTACGAGGGCGACATCGCCGAAGCCGGCGACACCGTCCGCATCACGTCCATCGGCCGCCCCACGATCAGCACCTACGTGCCGAACGTGCCGCTGTCCGCGCCCGAGCAGGTCAACGACTCGCAGCGCACCCTCGTCGTTGACCAGGCGAAGTCGTTCAACTTCCAGGTCGACGACGTCGATGCCCGCCAGGCGAAGGGCAACGTGCTCCCGCAGGCCGCCAACGAGGCCGCGTTCGGTCTCGCCACCGTCGAGGACACCTACCTGTCGTCGTTCTACACCGGCATCCAGACCGCGAACCAGCTCGGTTCCATCACGGTCAACTCGGCCACCACGCCGGCCGACGCGTACGACAAGGTCCTGATCCCGCTGAAGATCAAGCTGGACAAGGCCAACGTCCCCACCGCGGGCCGCAAGGTCGCCGTCACTCCGGAACTGCTCGGCTGCCTCCTCCGCGACCAGCGCTTCGTGTCCTTCGGCACCGCCGAGAACATCGCCGCGCTGGCGAACGGCGCCGTCGGTCGCGCCGCAGGGTTCGACATCCTGCTGACCAACACCGCCCCGAACACGACCGGCCAGGAGTTCGCGATCATCGCGGGCAACGACCGTGCGCTCACCTGGGCGATGCAGATCAACAAGGTCGAAGCGTACCGCCCGCAGCTGGGCTTCGCCGACGCCATCAAGGGACTCGCGCTGTACGGCGCGAAGCTCGTCCGCCCCGACTCGCTGGCGAGCGCGCTCGTCACCGTCTCCTAAGCCAAGAAGAGGTCTAGCTCATGGCTCGCGTCACCCTCACCCCCACCCCGCTGGTCCCGAACGGCAACGTTCTCGACCCGGCCGGCACCGCATCGGTCGCCGGCGCTGGCAACGGCTTCACCGTCGCATACGTGGGCGGGAAGTCGCTGTACTTCCGCGCCGCGAACGCGTCCGGTGGTTCCGGCACGCTGACGATCTTCGCCGGCACCCAGCCCCTCGCGATCGCGTCCGGCCAGGGCAACCTGGTCGTCACGGTCGCGAACTCCACCACCCAGTGGATCGGCCCTGTCGAGTCGGCCCGGTTCGAGCAGTCGGACGGGTCCCTCACCATCGAGACGTCGGTCGTCATGACCGCTTCGGCGTTCACGATCGACGGCAAGTACATCGGATGAGCGCCGAGGAGACTCCCCACGTCTTCATCCGTGGTGAGGCAGGGGCAGTGTTCAAGCTGGACCTGCCTCTGTCCGAACCGATCCAGGATCGCCTGCTCAAGGGCTACCTCACTCGCGTCGCTGACGCGGACGGCAGCCCTTACGTCGAGGGCGGGTCGGACATCCCGACTCTCCCCACGGAGCGTCCCGCCATCAACGCCCCGAAGGCCCAGTGGGTCGGCTGGGCTGTCGCTCAGGGCATGACCCCGGACGACGCCGAGGCGGCGACGAAGCAGGACCTGATCGAGAAGTACGGTGCCCAGGCGACCGAGCCGACCGAGTTCCCGCCCCCCGGGGTACCGGAGCCGGAGGCGATCGTTGCCGAGCCCGCCGACGGCGAGGTCACGGCCGAGAACGCCGGATCTGTCGTCACCGCGGATGGTGTCGAGCACGTCGGGGAAATCCCTGCCGAGGCAGCAACCGCGTAACACCCAGGTGGGCGCACGTCACGAACGTGCGCCCACCGTCACGCTCGAGGAGGCGTCATGTCCGGATACTGGGGACCGCCTCCCGTCATCCCTGTCACTCTGGCCAGTCCGAGCGACTACGCCACCTGGACGGGCGCGTCGGCGCCGGCGAACATCACCGCGCTCCTGCGCTCCTGCACCTCCCTCGTGCTCGACGCCACCGAGACGGCGTACTACACCGTTGACAGCACCACCGGTCTGGCGACCGACCCAATCGTCCTCGCCGCAATGCGCGACGCCACCTGCATCCAGGCCGCCGCATGGGTCGCCCTCGCAATCGACCCCCTGCTCGGTGGGATCGGCACTGCGACGGTGAAGACCTCCAAGAAGATCGGCTCCGCCGCGTTCACCATCTCCGACGCGGATGCCGCGGCTGCCACTGCCGCCCGTACTGCCGCCATGACCGAGCTGGTGCCCGACGCCTTCCGCAAACTGCAGCAGCTGAACCTGCTCGGCGACAGCCCCTACATGATCTGATGGCCACCTCCGACATCGCCGAGTTCTTCGTCCACACCGGCACCGTGAAGACTTTCCAGGGCGAGTCTGGCTACGGGGTCGATCAGTACTCGGCGCCAGCAACGAAGGCTGGTTTCCTCGACGGCGCCCAGAAGCTCGTGCGTGATGCCAACGGTGAGCAGGTCGTCGCATCCGCCACCTGGTACACCGATCCGGCTGACATCGCCCTGTACGCACTCGACTCACTGGTGAGCGTGCTGAACCTCACCGACGCTCACGTCATCGCGGTCGCATCGATGACCTCTGGCTCGCTGGACCTGCCCGACCACCTCGCCGTCTCGCTCGTCTAGGAGGTCACCGTGTCCGGGTTCGACGATGCACTCGACGGATTCGACTCCCGCCTCCGTGACATCCTCCCCATCGCCCTGACCAAGGGTGCCGAGTTCCTCCGCGGCGAATCTGCACCCCTCGTACCCGTCGAATCCGGCCACCTCGTCGAATCCGGTGGCGTCCGCACAGAGGGCCTGACCGCCGAGGTGTACTACCCGGGCCCGTACGCCCGCTACCAACACTACGAGCTCCAACTGCGCCACCCCCACGGCCAGGCGCTGTACCTCGAGCAGCCGACCATCGAGAAGGCCGACGAAGTGGTCAAGGTCATCGCCGACGAGATCGGAACCGTCTTGTGAGCGAAACCTCGGACATCCTCAAGGGCGCCGCCGCCCTGATCGCCGCTGCTGGGATCGGCACCTACAACGAGACCGGCGCCTATACCGCTGGGCAGACCGGCATCTACCAGATGGTCGTGCCCGACGCACCCGACCGGATCATCACCCTCACGTGGACGAACCAGGGCGACAACATCACCGACCCGTCCGGGCAGGGCATGCTGCAGGTCCGCGGCCGCGGCCTCCCAGGTCAGCCGATGGACGTCGGCGACCTGCTCGACAGCATCCGCGACATCCTCCACGGCCGAACGAACCTTGTCTTCGGCACCACCACGATCGTGCAGATCAACCGCCGCATCGTCGCCCCACTCGGGCAGGACGACTCCAAGCGGTGGTCGCGCGCCGACCAGTACTACGCCGACATCGCCGTCGCGCCCACCGCTGTGCGCCCCGCGTACGGCAACTGGTCCTCCTGAACCCCGGCAACCGCCGGCATCTCGCCCTCACGGCATGTCGCCGCGGGGCATCTTCCCGCCCCAACACGCCTGAGGAGGCGCAATGCCCAACGCACTCGCACGCAAATACGGCGTGCAGGTCTCGACCGACAACACCAACTGGGTGAACCTCAAGGGGATCACCGACTTCAACGCCCCCGAGAACCCCACCATCCAGGGCGCCGACACCTACGACACCAACGGCTACAACGCCTTCGAGAAGACGATGTCCGGCTGGGGCCCGACGGTGAAGTTCCTCCGCCCCATGACCGGCAGCACCTACGACGCCGGCCAGGAGCTCGTGCGCGCGTGCCGGTTCCAGTTCGGCACCGCGGCCCGCATCTACGTCCGCTGGTTCGACAAGAACGGTTCCACCGACGCCTACTCGGGCCTCGCCCTGGTGTCGTGGACTCCGTCGAAGACCGGCGTCGCCGACGTCGAAGAGGTCACCGTCTCCTTCCAGGGTGACGGCATCATCACCCAGATCAGCAACCCGTACCAGGCCACCCTGCTCCCCGTCATCACCGGCTTCACCCCGGCGACGGGCGCATCGGTCGGTACCGCGATCGACATCTTCGGCGCCAACTTCACCGGCGTCGTCGCCACGACCGGTGTCAAGTTCGCCGGCACCAACGCGACGACCTTCTTCCTCGTCAACGACCAGCAGATCACCGCTGTCGTCCCGGCCGGTTCCGCGGGTCTGATCACCGTGCTCGTCACCACCTCGGTGGGTGCGTCCACGGCGACGAACAACTACACCCGCGGCGCGTAGCCCCAAGACCTGCCGGCGCGCGCGTGGGGATGCGCGCGCCGGCAGCTTTCCCCGATCCCCACCTAGCTCCTCGTCGTCCCCCGGGCCTGACGAGGCTCAATCCCCGGAGGTATCCCCATGGGCAAGTTCGCTGACTTTCTGGAAGCGTACGAACCGCTCCAGCTGCCGATCGGCGGCAAGACGTACACGATCCCTCCCGTCACCCTCGCGGACGGTGCCCGTTTCAAGCTGGTGCTGACGAACGCTGAAGGGGCAGAGTTCTTCTCCGACGCCGAGTTCGAGGCCATGCTGGTCGGCCCCGCCCTGAAGGCTGAGATGGTCGCTGACGGTGTCTCCGACGTCGCCTTCGAGCGCGTGCTGCTCACCGCCCTGGCCGACCACCAGCAGGGCCGTGAAGCCGCCGAGGTCATGTGGGCCACGGGTGGCGACCCAAAAGCACTGAAGCAGTACGTGAGGGAGCACGGCCCGAATCGGGCACAGCGGCGCTCGAAGAGTTCGGGCGGGGGCGGAAAGACCCGTACACCGGGCTCTACGAGTGGTACGAAGCCGCACCCGGACAGCTCGCCGAACCAGGCGACCCCGTCGACTGGCTCCTGATCCTCGAGCAGTGGCTGCTGGTGGAGTCTGACTTCGCCGTGCACCTGCGCGTCGACCTCCGCGACGTGATGCACACCCGCTCATGGCGCTGGTTCGAGTTGCGGGTCGCCGCTCTACTGGCCACCCCGGGAACGTTCCTGCATTCCTTCTTCCGCCCGACTAACGACCAGACGGAGGTCCCTGATGGCGGATGAGGGGCCCACCACAGTCGGCAGCATCGTCGCCAAGATCAAGGGCGACCTGGCCGAGTGGACGACTGCGTACCGCACGGCGAAGGCGCAGGGTCGCGAGCTTGACGAGATGTCGCCCACGATCAAGGTGGACGCGAACGTCGGCGAGGCAATCACGAAGCTGTCCGCTGTCGAGGCGGCGCAGGAGAAACTCGGCGTCGCCACCGACCGGCTGAAGCTGGCGTACACCCGCCTGGACGAGGTCCAGACCGCGGGGACCGCGAAGCAGAGCACGCTGATGGCGGCGCACCTGCAGGCGGCTGCTGCAGAGAACGCGCACGCGGCCGCGACACGGAAGCTCGCTGAGGCGCAGGCTGCAGAGGCCGCCGCGTCTGAGTCTGAGACTGCGACCACGAAGCGCTCGAACGATGCCCACGCGACCTCGATGGCGTACTGGCAGAAGATCGTGATCGTCGTCGCGGCACTGATCCCGCTGATGTCCCCCCTCGCGACGCAGGCTTTCTCGGTCGGTGCGGCGCTTGGCGCGATGGGTGTTGCCGGCGTGCTCGCTGTGCTCGGAATCAAGAACGCCATGGCGGACGGCAACTCGACGGGCCTGCAATACGGTGCCGGGTTGCGGATCCTGAAGGGCGACCTGGACTCCCTGTCGAAGACGTCGGCCGTGGCGATGTTGAAGCAGTTCCAGATCGCCACCGCGCAGATTGACAACGCACTCCCGGCTCTGAACGGCGACGTGCGGGTGTTCTCGTCCCTGCTCGGTCAGGCCGGCAACTTCCTTCTCGCGTCACTGATTTCCGGTCTCCGCATCGCGAAGCCTTTGCTGGTCGACGCTGGCGTGTACATTGCGAAGGTCGGCCAGGACCTTCTCACGTGGACGAACGGTGGTCGGTTCCAGTCGTTCGTGAACTACGCGATCGCCATGCTCCCCCGGGTCGCGGCCGCCCTGGGCCAGTTGGCCACCATGCTTGTGAACGTTGTCCGCGCTTCCGCGCCCATCGGAACCGTCGTCTTGGGCGTGATTCGAGACTTGGCGAGCGTGATCAACGCGATTCCCCTGCCGGTGCTCACCGCCATGATCGCCGCCGGCGGCAGCTTCTTCCTGACCTTCAAGTTGTGGTCAGCCCTGACCCCGATCATCATGGGGGTCGCCGAGTCGCTCGTCGGGGTGGCCGCTGCTGAAGACCTCGCACTTGGTCCGATTGGCCTTGTCATCGCCGCGGTGACCGCCCTCGGCGGTGCAGCCCTGATCACCGCCGTTTCGATGGGCACGACCACTGAGGCTCAGAACGTCTTCACGGCCGCCGTACAGGAGGACAACGGCGTCATCGGCAAGAACATCGAGCTGCTCGTCGCGAAGAACCTCCAGAGCGAAGGCGCGTTCAAGGCGGCGAAGAACCTCGGCATCGCAACCAATGACCTTGTGAAGGCGTCACTCGGTGACGCCGACGCTAAGAAGCGCGTAAATGAAGCTCTCGATAAGCAGGCTGCGTCCTATGCGGGACTGAGGGTCGACATGGGGCGTGGCGCGCAAGGCGGCGGTGCGATGTCGAAGTCCCAAGCCGAACTCAAGGCAAAGGTGGACGCGACTCGCGAGGCGGTCAACGGCCAGAGCGCTGGACTCAAGCTCGCCATCAAGGCGTACAACGAGGTTCAGAACGCTCTCGGTGGCACCACCATCTCGACCAAGGCCCAGCTCCAAGCGCAGCAGGGCCTCGCCGACGAGTATGGGGCGTCGCTGAGCGCCTATGAGAATGCGAAGGCGGCGCAGAGGCAGACCAAGGACCAGCTCGACGCGACGACACTCGCCATGCGCATTCAGGACGACGCTGCAGGCTTGCTCCGCAACGCACTGGACATCCTCAACGGCGGCAGCCTCGACGTCGCAGAAGCGCAGACGGGCTTGGCGGCCGCCAACAACGGTGTGACCGACTCGTTGAAGCAGAACGGCAAAGTGGTCGACGGCAGCACCAAGGGCGCCGTCGCGAACCAGCAGGCGATCCAGCAACAGGTTGCGGCCGCGGATCAACTCGCTACGGCGATCGGCAAGCAGACCGGCTCGAGCGAAGCTGCGGTGCAGTCGTACAAGGATTCGAAGCAGGCCATCGAGGATCAACTCGCCGCGCAAGGTCAACTGACGCCGGCGCTGCAGGCGTACATCGACAAACTGTACGACGTCGCGAACCTGAAGGTGCCGCCGACGAAACTCGACGTGGATGATGCGGCCGCCCGGAAGAAGCTCGCTGATTGGGCCGCGTTCGTCAAGCAGACCATCCCCAGCGACGCGCGACTCACCGTCCATCTCGACTCGTCTGGGAACGCCAACGGAGGCACGATCGGACGCGCCGCCGGCGGTTCGATCGGGCCCTCGGGGACGGTTTACGGGCCGGGATCGACCACTTCGGATTCGATTCTCACACGCCTGTCCCGTGGCGAGGAGGTCGTCAAGGCGGCATCCGCCTCAGCGCCCGGAGTGCGTCCCCTGCTGAAATCGCTCAACACCGACCCCACCGGGACGATGGCCGCGCTCGGTTCGTCAGGATCTGGCTCCAAGGTCGAGAAGCACTCCCACCTCCACATCACGGTCAGCAACAACGACGCTGAGGCGCTCTTCGACGAGTTCAGCCGCCGACAGAATCTGCAGGTGCAGTGATGGCAACCGTGCTCACCACGACCACCACGATCCAGCTGGGCGCCACCGGGCCGACCCTCAACTCGATCGACGGCAACGGCGTCATCTGGCGCGTCAACCAGGATGGCTTCACGGGCTGGGGCGAACCGGGGACCACGCTGGCCCCGCAGCAGAATATTCGCGCCTCCAACACGTGGTCAGGTGACGCGTTCACCAAGGGTCGCGACATGACCATCTCGGGCACGATCACCGCGCCCACCCCAGCTCTGCTGAATGCTGCGATCGACTCGCTGATCAACGCAGTCACCGCGTCAGGTTTCACACTGACCGTCACCGAATCGGGCGTCGCCGCGACCTCGGTAGTGCGACGCTCCGGCGAGACGCTCACCCCCAAGATCACCAACCTGATGGCCGCCTACTCGATCGCCGTGCACGCGGACGATGCGCGGAAGTTCGGCACGCCACTCGTCGGCACCACCGCCCAGCCCGTCTCGTCGGGTGGAAAGACCTGGCCAGAGACCTGGCCGGAGGCGTGGTCGGCGACGACGATCTCCGGCACCGTGACCCTCATCAACCCGGGTAACCGTACTGGGACCGTGGTTCTGCGAATCGACGGGCCTTGCGTGGCGCCCCAGATCGTCCACCAAGGCACAGGGGCGCCCGTGACTTTCCGGTCGTCGTACACGGTCGCCGCAGGCAACTGGCTCACCATCAACCTCGAAACGCACCAGACGCTCGAGAACGACCAAGCCAACCGCGCCCAGTACATCACCGCACCCGGATGGTCCGGCTTCGACCCCGGGGTCAACACGTGGGCGCTCTCCGCTGACGTGTACAACGCGGCGACCCTACTGACCGTCACAGCAACCCCGGCGCGCAAGTGAGCATCTACTGGAAAGCTGTCGAAGCGGTCACCGGTTACCCGATCGCGGACCTGCCCAACTTCAAGGTCGACACCCTGCGGGAGTCGTTCATGCGCGCGGAAACGTGCACGGGGACGATGACCATTTCGCCGGCGGACCCGCTGGCACCCGAAAACTGGGTTGCCGCGTCGGATCCGTTCTGTGTCGCGCTGCTGCCCATTGACGACAATACGCAGGCGGTCGTCGGCTCGGGCTTGTACATCAACGGCCGCGCCCGTACGCAGGGTGACACCGTCACGCTGCCCTTGGTGACCGGGCTCGGGTACCTCGACCGCCGACAGACGGGCACGCCAGCCAACCCGACGTACGCGCCTGCCAACGTCGACCAGAACACGGTCGCTTCCCAGCTGATCGCTTTGTACGTGGCCGCGGCATCCGCCGTTGGTTTGAATGGCATGCCCGTGTCAACCAGCATCGTCGGCGCGGCCGGGACTGTGCGCACTCGCACCTACCTGAAGACCGACCGCAAGACCGTCCTCGCGAACCTGCTTGAGCTCGCGGGGATCAATGGCGGCATCGAGTTCAAAATGACGTGGCAGCACCTGACCTCACCCGAGCGGTGGCTGCCTGTCATCAGCATCGGCAGCTTGATCGGTAACCCGGTCACCGCCGGTCTGAACCCCGCGGTGACGTTCGACCTCGGCGGCACCGCCGCAGGAGGCAACATCGTCGACTTCGCCTACATCGAGGACTTCAGCGACACGAAGGGCGCCAACTACGTCACCGCCTGGTCGCTGACTGACGCTACAACCGGCGCCAACCTCGAGCAGGCGCAGGCGTACACAGGCAACCCGCGGCAGCTGGAACTGGACTTCGCCTGGAACCCATCGACGTCGATCACCACGACTGCTGATCTCCTCGTGCACGCGCAGCAGCAGCTCCCGTTGATGCAGAAGGGCACCCGCTCGCTGGTGCTGTCCGTGAAAGGCAACCAGTTCCCGCAGCCGGGCGTGGACTACGACCTCGGTGACGTCGTTCGGTATCAGATCGGTGGCAAGAACCAGGAGGGGCGCGACACCGTCCCGTCTGTTCCGGGTGGCATCTCGGGAAACACG